CATTCAGTCAGCCAATGTTCCGCGATCAAAATTCACTGGGTCTTGGACCCACAAAACAACCTTCAACGCGGGGTTGCTCGTACCGTTCATGGTCGAGCAGATATACCCCGCGGATCAGGTTAACTACAACGTAACGGCATACGTGCGGCTCTCGACGCCGCTCTTCCCGCTGATGGATAATCAGCGGATTGATACGTTTTTCTTCTTCGTTCCCAATCGCCTGGTATGGTCGAATTGGGCGCGCTTCATGGGCGAGCAAACGAAGCCAGGTGATTCGATCACCTACACAATTCCAACTATTGCGCCGCTGAATTCGCCAGGCGGATTCGCGCTCAGCGGTATGGCCGATCATTTCGGCATTCCTGTACAAACGCAAGTCGATCCCGCCGGCATCGACCTGCTCGTCAATGTGCTCCCGTTCCGGTGCTATAACCTGATTTATCAGGAGTGGTTCCGTGATCAAAACTTCGGGACGACGGGCATCTATCTGAATACCGGCGACTCCGGAGACGCGGAGATTAACTACCCGCTCCGCTTTCGTGCGAAGTCGCACGACTACTTCACCTCGGCGCTTCCGTGGCCACAAAAATTCACGGCACCAACGGTGCCGATCACGGGGCTCGCGCCGGTTAAGGGCATCGGCATTCAATCATCCGGCGGCTACAATGCTACGCCGGTAAACGTCAAGGAAACGGCGACGCCTGGCGTCGTCACTTATCCGTTCATCCGTGGTACGTGGGACACAACACCTAATCAGCATTTCATTCGGTCGAATGATGGCATCAGCCCTGCTATCTATGCGGACCTCACAGCGGCCAACGCGAGCGTAACCGTCAATGCTCTCCGACAAGCCTTCGCCATTCAATCGCTCCTCGAGCGCGACGCCAGAGGCGGCGGGCGCTACATCGAATCAAACCTCGCCCATTTCGGCGTTCGAAGTCCTGATGCGAGACTCCAGCGGCCTGAGTACATCGGCGGCGGACAGTCTCCGCTCAACCTCACACCGATTGCCCAAAGCGCCCCAACAAGCGGCGCTCCCTTGGGAGCAATTGGAGCTGCTGGCACCTCAGTAGGCCAGCATCACGCCTCGTTCGCGGCTACCGAACATGGCTACATCATCGGACTGATAAATGTCCGATCAGAAATTTCGTACCAGCAGGGACTGCACAAAATGTGGTCCGTGAATACGCGGTACGATTTCTATTATCCTGCTCTCGCCGGACTCGGCGAGCAGGCAATCCTTACGAAAGAGATTTACTACAAGGGCGTGTACGCCCAGGACAACACCGTGTTCGGTTATCAGGAACGGTGGCAAGAATTGCGGACCCGTACCTCTGAGGTCACGGGTTACTTCCGTTCCGGTATCGGCGGCACGCTCGATGCCTGGCACCTGGCGCAACAGTTCACGGGGCCGCCAACTCTTTCGGATAACTTCATCGTGGACAATCCGCCAATGGCGCGTGTCCTCGCGGCCGGTGCGCTTGCATCCGGCCAACAGTACCTCGCTGATATCCTGATTCAGCGGTCTCTTACTCGGGCGTTGCCGACATACGGCACGCCTGATACTCTCGGACGCTTCTAATGGGCGTCCCGTGGCTCGACCTCGGTATGGGGCTCCTCGGCGCAGTCGGGCAGTCCCAGACGAACAAAGCGAACGTGAAAATCGCTCGCGAACAAATGGCATTCCAAGAGAGAATGTCATCAACCTCGGCCCAGCGTTCAGTGGCCGATTATACAGCGGCGGGTCTTAATCCCGCCCTGGCGTACGATCGCCCTGCGTCGTCGCCCTCGGGAGCATCTGCGACCATCGGAAATCCCATAGATGCCGGGATAACCTCGGCTCGGAGTTCCGCATCACTGCGACAGAATCTGTCGCAACAAAAGCAGGCAATGGAAATTGCCGCAACACAATCAGCCGCAGACCTCGAATTAAAGCGCTCTAGCGCTGCGGAAGCCCGTCAGCGTGGTCAACTCGCGATAGAACAACAAGCCGCAACAGCCGCACAAAAGCTGCTCACACTCAACACTCTACAAAATCAAAACGCAAATCAGCCTTCATCACTACGGCTGCTCATGGCTCAAGCTATCGCTCAAGAATATCAAAACACTGGGCTCCGCAACGAGGCTCGGCTGAACAACACACTCGGGATCATGCGTCCAATCATCGGCGACCTGATAACGGGCGTCCGTGGCATATCCCCATTACTCAAACGGTGAAACCGTCATGTATATCACTCGCTCTCAAAGCGATTCGCCCGAAGATTTTCTTCGGGCTTCCCTGGAGAACGGCACCGGTCCGTTCCCAGACAATCCGACGCGGCAGGAGTTTAAGGATGATTCCGATATCAACTTCCTGATCGCTCGGTATGGCGTCCTGACCAATAACGGTCGGACGCCTCAATACGGGGAAATGGACACCGATCTTGACCTGCAGCAGGCCTATCAGGCCGTGCAGGTGGCTGAAAACGCTTTCGGTGACCTTCCCCCTCAAATCCGCGCGAAGTACGGCCAGTGGGCCGCTCTCGCCCAGGCAATCGCCTTTGGCGAGACTACCCTCGACGCGGAAATAGCTGCATTGGCAGCAAAACCCGCTGAAACGCCGAAGGACCCGAAGGGGCCTGAGAGCGGTTCTGCGGACCCTGCGGGAGCAACTCCGCTTCCCGCAGATAAGCCGAAGGCCTGAGGCTAACGGCGACCTGTCGCCAGCACATATAACTACTCCTTGATATTATATGTGCTGAGTGACAGATCATCATCTGTTCACTCAACAAAAAAAAGGGGGCAAGATGCATCGCAGCCACCAAAACAAAAAGCGCTCGGCGAAGTCCTTCAACAAGCGCTCGTCCAAGACCTCTAAGCTCAATCTGCAATCGCCCAGGCGAGGCGGGATCAGGCTATGAAATGGCCTGCCTTCATCCCCTACCTGCTTGGCGTCTGCCTCATGGTAGCGTCGTGCTCCGTGAGCCACTCGACCGTAAAGACGGGACCGTGTCCCTCCGCCTACCCTGTGGCGGCTGCTTAGCCTGTCGTATGGACAATCGTCGAGACTGGGTTATCCGCTGCGAATTAGAGCGGCGGCAACACCGCGACGCGTGTTGGGCAACTCTCACGTACAGTGAAAAATATGTGCCGCCCACGCTCGACAAAAAACATCTCTCCGGCTTCCTCAAACGTCTACGAGCACGGTTATCTCACGCCGAAATGCCGCCTGTGCGGTTCTTCGGCTGTGGTGAGTACGGAGAGAAAAACAAGCGGCCGCATTACCACGTCATTCTGTTCGGTACATCGGCACGCGATATCATCACATCATGTTGGTCACTTGGACGAGTCCAAGTCGATACCCTCACACCGGCGGCGATAGCGTACGTCGCCGGCTACACCAACAAAAAAAACGGCTGGCGCCGGCGTAGTCTCGGCGAGCAAGTAGACCCAGAAACAGGAGAAGTCTTTGAGTATCAACCACCGTTCCTCCATATGTCCCGCAACCCCGGCATCGCCTCGTATGCCGGTAAAACATTCGCATCATCATGGCGAGACTTCGCCATTCAAAACGGCAAACCAGTGCCGGTTCCGCGCTACCTCCATCAAAAATGGAAGGAAACCCAATCCGCCGAGGCGCTAGCCGAGTTCGAAACAAACAAACGTCAAGAGACTTCCGACAAGAAATTTGAGGAAGCGAGTCGGTCACTGGATCCGATCTTCTACGAACGCGATAGGCTCCGCGCACGCGGGGAAATCCTGATCGCAAAACATCAACTTCAAGCGGAAAAGCGAAATCTGTGAAAAACATCTATGCTATTCGGGACCTCACGGCTGGCGTGCAAATCGGCGGCCTGTTCCTTCATCCTCATCACGCACCTGCGGTGCGGTTCTTCGGAGACATCGCCTCCGATCCTCAAACCATGATCGCTCGGCATCCTGCCGAACATGACCTGGTATGCATTGGCACGTTCGACGAAGAATCGTGCATGCTCGCCCCGTATTCTCGTCCCGAGGTGGTCATTACTGGCGCAGCTTGGAAAGCTGCCCAGGCTCCCACTACTGAGCCCTAGCCTATGTCTTATACCGCGATGCCTTCGCGGGCTCTCGTGTCTCAACAAGACGCGTCGCTCATTCAGTCAGCCAATGTTCCGCGATCAAAATTCACTGGGTCTTGGACCC